CGCGTCCATGAGGGTGATGCCGTGTCTGGGGAGTCCGGCATGTATGCTGACAGGAGCGGAGGCACGTACAACGGTGGCCGCTACACCTATAATGCAGGCTCCGGCAAGTTCGCCTACACCGCCAAGGGTGCAGAGGAATACAATAATCAGTTGCTCCAGTCCGATGAGTCGCTGAACCAGATAAACAATGACTGGAAGGCCGTAGGCACCCGTATCGATGAGGTGGACGGCAAACTGCAGCAACTCGCTTCCACTGGCAAGAAACTCGGTGGCAGTACGACCACCACCAGACCTACTGGCAACACCCTCGCTGACGGTGGCCGCAGGCTTCTGGAAGAGAGAACACGTCAGATATTGGAGCAGCAGCGCATGGAGCGTGATATGGAGTTGCAGACCAGACAGGCAGAGATAAGCATGATGCAGGAAGGTTCCGAGAAGGCCCTGGCACAGATAGAACTCGACTTCAAGAAACGTGCAGTCGAGATTGAAAAGGGTTATGAAGACCTTCGCCAGAGAAAGATTGAGAACGCCCGCAAACTGTGGGAGGCTGATCCTGCCAATAAGGATAAGCCGTTTGATGCTTCCTCTGTCGATACCACGCCAACGGCTGCTGAGAAAAAGAACTATGACATAAGAATCCAGTCCAATGCCGAAGAGTACAGGCGCGAACTTGAAAATCTGTCAAGGCAGGAAATGCAGTACGTGTTGGATTTCCTGTCGGAGTACGGCACGATGGAGCAGAAGCGTTACGCCCTCATCATGGATTATGAGGATAAAATCACCAAAGAGACCAGTGCCAACAAACGTAAGATTCTGGAGGCTGAGAGGGACAGCGCACTGGCACAGTTGAACGCTCAGTCACTGGCACATGATATTGACTGGAACCAGACGTTTAGCGGTATCGGCACGGTGTTGCAGGATATTGCCAAAGAGACGCTGAGGAAGGTCAATGACTACATGGCCACCGATGAGTACAAGAAACTCGATGCCTCAGACAAGAAAGCGTATCAAGACCTCAGAGAGGAATTGGTGAGCGCAGGAGGCGTAGAGTCACGCAGTCCATTCAATCCCTCTACGTGGAATGAGATTTCACGTCTCACTGAGCAGTATAAGAAAGATGTCAGTGACTTCATTACTGCACAGGAAAACCACAAGGCCGCTGTTGACAACCTCATAAATGCACAGGAAGAGTTGAAGAAGGCCACCACTCCACTTGCCAAGAGCATTGCGCAGGCAAACGTGGATATAGCACAGAACGCAGTAAACTCAACCGCCTCAGATGTCGATAATGCCAAGGATAAGAAAGACCAGTCACAGCGTAACCTGCATGATGCTACGGAGTCAGCCACACAGGGCTTGCAGAACTTCAACACCATCCTGGGCCAGATAACGTCCGGCACACTGAGCGGATTCGCTACAGGTGTGGCAAACCTCATTAATCAGATAGCGGGTAAGTCAGACAAGGCCGCTGCCTCTCTGGGAGAGTTGGGCGGTAAAGTCGGAGGTCTCATCGGTGCAATACTGCAAATCATCGATGCTCTTGGTGAAGACCCCACTGGATTCATCCATGACCTGTTAGGCAAGATTGAGAGGGTTGTTGAGGCCATCCTGTCAGACCTGCCAAACCTCATCGTGAAAATCGTTGATGGTGTGCTTAACATTGTCGGTGGTGTCATCAGAGGTGTAGCCAACCTTTTCTCCGGCGGTGCTGCCTTTGGTAGTAATAAGGAGGAAATGGAAGAGCGTATCTCAGAACTGAAAACCGCCAATGAGGCCCTGTCAAAGAGTATCGACAGCCTGGCAGAGGTCATCAGCCGCAGTGACAGCACCAATAAGGAATCCCTTGATGCGTACAAGCGTCAGTTGCAGGCTGAAAAGGAATGGGAGGCCAACCAGAGACAGGCGATAGACGCAAGGGCATCCGAGTGGTCTAACAGTGGTCACGGCTTCCTCGGCATGGGTGGTGAGCACTCGTTCAACTACTACATGCCCGAAAACTACTGGTATGGATGGCAGAGGTTCAGCGAGGTTCTGAAACAGAACGGCTACAATATCAACGTCAACAGGGATAACATCTGGCATCTCACACCAGAAGAAATGAAGGTCTTGCGTGAGTTTGCTCCTGCCGAGTGGGCTGCATTGATGAACGGCAGCGGTGAAAGCAATCCCTCAGACCTGTTGGATGAGTATATAGACCGTGCGGGCCAGATAGAAGAGTTGACGAACAAACTCAATGAGAAACTGACTGGCTACAGTTGGGAGGGTTTCTTGGATTCGTACAAGTCCATGCTGAAAGACCTCACCACTGACACAAAGGATTTCGCCGATAAGATGGAAGACATCATCAGCAACGCCCTGTTGGAGTCTCTGGTAAACGATGAGTTCAGAGAGAAGGTTAAGGCCCTGTACCAGTATATCGCAGACCATGCAGGTGACGGCCTTGATGAGTCGGAGTTGAACTTCATCCGTTCGGAGAATGAGAAGATTGCCAATGACATGATAGCAAGGCGGCAGAGTTTGATAGATGCCGGACTGCTGAAACCCTCAGAGAATACCGAAGCATACGACCAGAAGGCATCACAGGGTGGTTGGGAGTCCATGGGTGAGGACACTGGCAAGGAACTCAACGGACGCTTCACAGCCTTGCAGGAGTCTGGCGAGAAGGTCAAGGAAGGTATCATAACTATGGTCACCACTATGGCCGCTCTGTATTCCAACGTAGAATCAGGCAATCTGACGCTCTTGGAGATACGCAACCTTATGATTACCAACAACGCCTTCTTAGAGGACATTCTGGAGGCCACAAAGGGCATCTATAAGGACTTCGGAAAGAAACTGGATAAGATAAGCAATAACACAAAGTAAATATGAGCGCAGTAGCATTAACAATCAATGGCAAGACGCTGCAGGGAATCCACCTTGATACAAGTTCCCTCGGCCAGTTAATGACCCCGCCGCCGATGAAGGACAGGGTGCAGAGTGAGAGCCGCATAGAGCACGGTGTCCGTGTCGTGACTGATGACACGCCGTACCTGGCATCGAGAGACTTCACACTGAACCTGTCGGTACACGGCAGCACAGAGAGCGAGTTTCTTACGAACTACTCTGCCCTGTGCTCCGAACTGAGAACGGGGCTTGTGAACATTACCGTACTCGGCAATACATACCATTGCCTCTACCTGTCATGTCAGCAGTTCAGCCAGTTCATGAGGGGTGTCGGTAAATTCGTGTTGAGACTCAGAGAGTATAACCCAAGCAACAGATAACTATGACAGCAACAGTCAGCATATACGGAGCAAAAGGCGGTGTTTATGAGGTAGTGCCGGAATCAGAGTCTATCCGCAGGATGGAACTGATGAAAGAAGACTACGTGCGCCTGGTATTCTCCACAAAGTCAAAGATAAACATTCGCCTTGGTGATTATGTCACTCTAAGCGAATGGGGTACGTTCTATGTCACCAAGCCTCAGAAGGGCACTTATAACAAGAGCACTGGAGGCTATGACTATGACATACAGTTTGATGCGCCTCACTACAGATGGAACAACAAACTGTACAAGTTTGAGCCGTCAAACAACCGCAATGAGGCCAGTTGGTCACTCACTGACAACCTACAGAGCCACATGGCCGTGTTCCTGCGTAACCTTGAACACTACCAGTGGAACTACACCGTTGACCCGCTTTCGTACAGTGTCGATGGTGTGGATAAGGCGGTGTTCATCGATTTCGACAACAAGTATCTGTTGGACGCTCTGACTCAGATTGCCGAGGCTTTCAACGTGGAGTGGTGGATAACTGGAAACATCATCCACTTCGGCAAGGCAGAGCACGGCACGGCGGTACAGTTTGAGGTAGGTGTCAACGTTGAGGAAATGTCGGTTGAAAAGACGCAGGGACAGTATATCACTCGCCTGTATGCCTTCGGCTCGACACGTAACCTGCCGCTTGGCTACCGTCAGAGCGGAGAGCAGGTGCTTCTTAACGGTGTAGTCCAGAAGAGGCTCATGCTCCCGTCTTCCACTCCCTATGTTGACATCGAGCAGGGCCTTACCAGTGATGAGGTGGTAGAGGGTATTGTGCTCCTTGATGACGTGTACCCTCGTACCGAGTCCACCATCAGCACGGTCTCTGAGGTAGAGAAGCCAGTGGAAAAGAGCGATGCCACCACTGAGGCGGGTGATGATGAGTCCGAAGTCGTGGAGGGCGAGACTGAAATGGTCACGTTCTACAGGTTTAAGACCTCTGGGTTCACGTTCAGCAAGGATTACATTCTTGCAGGCGAGACGCTACAGGTGCAGTTTACCTCTGGAAGACTGAACGGCATGATATTCGATGTGGCCTTCAATCCAGAAGGTGAGTCGGAGAAAAAGGATGTTCCCGGTACTGAGGGTGAGCGTGTCGAGGTGCTGAATCCAGATGCGCAGGTCTTCGAGATTGTCCGCAGTGACACCTACGGTCTCATGCTGCCTAATGACACCTTGAAACCTGCAGCAGGTGACAAGTTCATCCTTATAGGTTGGGACATCACGAAGATACAGAGCGGCCTCGGCCTTGTCACGGCTGCTGAGAATGAACTGTTGCAGAGGGCAACCGACTATGCAGCACGGTTGAAGAAAGACCCTCTCACCTACCCGTGTACCATGATGTCAGACTATATGTATGGTCTCAACGGTACGGAGCAAGACCCGAACTATTCCAAGGTGGGAACGTTCGAGTTGGGCCAGAGAATCGAGTTGGTCAGTGACGCACACTTCGATGGTGGCCGCAGG